ATGCTTAACGACACTAAGATCAAACAACTTAAGCCAAAAGATAAACCATATCGTGTAGCTGATCAGGGTGGGCTTTGCATTGAAGTTCGAGTAAGCGGCTTGAAATTCTGGCGGTTCAGATATCGCTTTCTTGGCTCTGCAAAAATGGTCACATTGGGTGAGTACCCTATTGTCACTTTGGCAACCGCACGCCAAAAAGCACTTGAACAGAAAGCCTTGCTTGATCAGAATATTGATCCATCAGAATACAAAAAAGAAGCTGTCGAACGAGCCAAAGCTCAAAAGCCGATCTCTTTCAAAGAAATTGCAAACGAATGGTTTGATAAACGTAAAGACAGCAGATCGGAAGGTTATCGCTTGGATGTAGAGAAATCGTTTCGCTTAGATATCTTCCCGGCTTTCGGAAACAAAGACATTAAGAAAGTAAACGCAGCGGATGTTCTGACAATGCAGGACTCGACGCTTAAACGAGTAAAGAAGCAAAAAAACCATGGCACTGGTGAGTCTACAGCAATCCGAAATAGGCAGATCGTTGGCCAAGTTTTTGACTACGCGGTAGCAACGCTTAGACGTGATAGCAATCCTATTTCATCTTTAAAAGGGACTATTGAGAAGCCACCCAAAGATGGTGCGCGCCCAATGACAAATGAAGAGATGTCCATGTTTCATGAATCTCTCAATAATTATAAAGGTGCTGCTACAACTAAGAATGCAATCAAGATAGCGATCTATACGATGATGCGTTCGATTGAAGTTGTGCGACTACGCTGGGATTGGATTGATTTTGATAAGATGCTGATAACCATTCCACCCGCATCTGTTGAGCAATTAAAAAAAGGTCAGCGCAACATTAAGATGAACCGAACTCACATGGTTCCCCTATCTCAACAAGTTTGTGACGTATTAAAGAGCCAGTACGAGCAAACAAAAAATGGTGACTTGGTATTTTCAAGCGTATTTGATAAGTCAAAGCTAATGAACAAATCAACAATTAATTCAGCGCTAGATTCAATGGGGCTTAAAGAATTGACATGCCACGACTTCCGCGCCACAGCATCTACCATTCTACACAGTAAAAAGTATGACAGTGATCATATTGAACTACAGCTTGCACATGTCGATAAAAATACTATCCGCGGCACTTACAATCACTCACAGTATTTAGATGAGCGTAGAAAGATGCTGCAAGATTGGGCTGATATAGTCGATAGCTGGAGTCAATAATGCCCTACTACATCAAAAAGAATAATAGATATCTCACCCTCGAAAACATCACAAACGAGCATTACGATGATGAATACAATATCGTGAATGAAAGCTTAACAACTGGATTTAACTGGACTGTTGATCTTCAGTATGCAAAGTCATTTTATGATTATGAAGAAGCTGAAAGATATGTCTATCAGTTCAGCCATGTGCTGAAAGATGTTCAGATTGTCCAAGAAAAGTTTTGAAAAAAAATTTTTAAAACGTAGGAAAATAATTTAAAACCCCTATTGACATTATTGCTCGATCGAGCAATAATAACCACATCAAGACGAGATAGTCTCTTTTGAAATACTTAAATCGCTTTTGAGCGACTGGAGATAGAAAATGTTAAAAATCGAAAATATCCAAAACGTATATTTAAATGGCAAACCAGCAACCACCTTCTCTGTATATGAGCTTCGTGATAATACGTGGGTACATGACTACTCTACATCGGTAAGCGGTCACTGGAAAAAAGCCAAAACCGTTGCAACAAAACATTGCAAAGAAAATGGGCGCAACATTAATTTAAGTAATTGGGAATTTTAAGACTAACTAGCCCTCAATCGGGGGCTATCGTGTTTTTAAGGAAATCAAAATGAATAACTTAGAATTAAAAGCCCACGTCATCGGGCTTGGCTTGACTGCTCAAGAAGGCGCTGAAATTTCTGGAATGCAGAAGCGTAATTTTAATTATTTACAGGATGGTAGTGTTGCTGTAAAGCAAGATGTTGAAATGAAGTTTTTTTTAATGGCTTCTCATTACACGCTTGTCTTAGACAAAATGCTTGCTGATGTTGAAAAGGCAACTGTTCATAATGAAAATGATCAGACAAAACCCTCTACTGTTAAACCTGTTTTGCCGTTTTTTTATAGTTTTGAATCATTCCAGATGACGACTGAATGCCCTCATGTGACTTATTGGCGTATCTATCAAGCTGTTATTTCTCACTTAATTTTGATTGGCAAAATCACAAAACTTGATGATAGCGCAGAAATTCCAAGTGATTTTGGGATATGGAAGTGGCTGAAAGGTGGGTATGAGCATAAGCAATTACATTAACGGCCCATCTTGCAAGATTATATTTTGTGCTTATTGCGGAAAGATAGTTAATAAATCAGTGCGTGGTCGCAAATTGACATGTACTGATGAATGTGCAGTACTTTACCAACGCTTAGTTTGGAATAGACAACATGCCGAGAAAATGGCAAAGAATCCCGACTATGCTAAAGAGCAATCTGCTAGACAATATGCGCGTATTAAATCTGATCCTGAAAAACTGGCTGCTCATCAAGCAGCTCGAAGGGAAAGGAATCAGATGCCGAATTATCGAGAAAGCCTGCGCAAAAGTTGGAAAAAATACAAGCGTACTAATAGAGATCAAGAAAATAGGCGAATGCGTAAATATCGTGATGAAAATCCAGAAATTATTGCGAAATTGGAAGCAAAAAGACGCGAAAAAAGAAGTGCAGAACGTGAACGTTTAAAGATAGAAGAACCTGAGAAATATCAGGAATTACTAGAACGTGAAGCTGAATATCTTCGCAAGTACAAAGCTGAAAAACGACTTGCGGAACTTCAAAAAGAACTATCAGATATGGTTAATAAAGATGAATGATATTGTTTTATTTAATAAAGATCAGATTGAATTGGCGACAATTGATGTTCTAAAAGCTGAGTTATCTCGAACGCTTAAAGTCACCAGTCAATATTTAGTTTATATGTCGATGATTTGGGCAGAACTCAATAAACGCGGTGTGGATTTATCTGGCTTGAAAAGTGGTTTATTTGAATATATCCCATTGATTGCCATGAATAAGCTTAATCCTGATTTGGTCATTGAATTTGCGGGAAATAAAACGCTTTTATCAGCTCTGTCACGAGTGCCGATTGAACAGCAAAACTGGATCGCCGAAACGAAAAGCGTAGCGTTTGCCAAAATTGGTGACAACCAAGAAAAAATTGAAACTGTTTTGGATCTAACAAAAGCCAAGCCACATGAAATTTATCAAGTTTTTGGTGGTGAAATGGGTATCCGTAATGTAAATCAACAATATGCCCTGATTTTGAGCCGCAACGAAGATAAGAAACCGAAGCAGCGGCAAGGTCGTAGCAAAACTTATAAAACTGTTGGATTTGACAAAAATCGTGAATACATGCTTTTAAGTGATAGTTCAAAAGTAAAATTAGATACAGTTATTGATCGACTCGGCGAACTTTATAGCGTTGACTTGAAAGAGATTTTGAGACGATATTCGAATGAGATTAAGTTAAAAAAATAGCCCTCAATCTGAGGGCCACGCCCCACTCAATCTTTCTTCATTAGCCCTGTGTTCATCAGCATATCTTGCCATTTTTGTATATTCTTCGATGCTTCGCTCGAATACGTTTCCGAGCGTTCCGCAATACTCATCACTGGTTTCGCGGGAAGCTGCGGACAGACGTTGTTTTGCAATGCTGAGTTGCTTTGACAAGCTGTTAGCACTGGACTGAGCATCGCTAGCATCAGACTCAATTTGTTTAATTTTGGCATTGTAGTTTTGCTCCGCTTGAGTGATTTGTTCTGCCCACTTTTGTTCTTGTTGAGCTGCTTGAGTTTTGGATTTTTCAGCCGCTATTTCTTGCTGAGTAACATAGTCAGCGTGTTGTTGCTTCTGATCTTTGATTTCAGCAGCTTGATGATTTTGAATAAACAAACAGATGAGCAATAAAAAGGCGAGAGCTACAATGATGCATTCTCGCCAGTATTTTGTTGCTAAGTAGAGATAAGTCATTACACCACCACTCGATTGCTGATCCAGCCGTAAAAAAATTGCTCTTGAGTGGGGTTACGCTCAGCTATTTCAATGTAGCGCTGACCCTGCAAGATGTTAAGAATTCTAACAAGGACTTTCTCGCCTTCTTTGCCACGTTTTACTAAATAAACTTTAAGAGCATTTAATGTGACTGGTCCATAAATACCATCTACTGTGAGATCAGACCAACCACCCTTCCCTTGATTATTCAGCAGATTCAAAGCGCGTTGTAAAAGTGGTTTTGCAAATCCTGTTCCGCAATTTACACCCGTATCTAAAAGTTCTTCAGCAATAGTGGATGAAATAGAATTGACCTGGTCAAAGCATGGCGCAGTCCAGTATTGTTTTTTATAAATAGCTTTGGCCAGATCCAATGGTAAATCTTTCATATTTCCCTTGAATCCGTTTGCTCTGGCAACAGATTCAGTAATGCCATATTTTGTTGGACCGCCGCGATCCGCCGGATTATTTACATAGCCGCCTTCACGGTCGATGAGTTCTTTTAAATATTGATCAATATTCATTTTCACTTTACTCCAGACATTAAAAAACCCACATAAGTGGGCATGGAAATCAAAAACAGATTATTTAAATATGGCTCTAAATGTTTCTCGTATTTCGAGTACGATTTCTGAAAGTGTTTTACCCTTGAGCAATTGAATTGATTGGTATGCAATACCAATGCATAACATGCCAAAAATTGCAAAGATCAACATGACGAAACCTTGAGCCATATGTGAATAAACCCCAAGCTTGTAATATTCAATAAATGCAGACCCACCATAAAGACTAATGGCAACACTAAAGACAAATTTCATAATTACACCAGGTGTAATTTTGATACGTCCTTCCGAATCAATATCACCAGACAAGGTTAAGGCAAATACAGCCCCTATAACTGCCGCCATGATTTTGAAAAGCCAAGGCAAGCTTTTTAAAGAAATTGGATCATGCATAATGTTTTTATCCATAGGTTTTTCCTTTTTCAAGGCAATAAAAAAGCACCCGAAGGTGCTGTGTGATTTAAAACGATTAGACTTCAATCTGTATAACTTCTCCTTGCGGCGCTGCTCTTGTAATTTGCTGATCTTGCACAAATACCCGTGCCCCCTGATTAAACTTAGTGACAGACGTACAAGCCACCAAGCCAGATCCATCAACAACCAAAACTTTATAATTTGGGTGATCTTCACTTTGAATAGTGCCAACAAATTCAGATTGCTTTGGAATTAAATCTAAAAAACGCTGAAATACATTACTCATGCTGAACGCGCTCCACTGTGACAGATTGACTGACTTTACTGTAAGTAAATGAAACACTAACAGCATCCACAATGCCCCACCACTCCGCATTAAAAGCCAACACATCGGCGGGCTTGCATTGTCCAACTTTTGTAGTTAATGGCATGTTAAAAGTATGTTTTTCAACAAGTCCAGCCCTGGCTAGTGCTGCTTTACCAAAACTCCCCATGACTGAAGCTGATGTGAACAGGTTATTATTCACAGTCTCAACAAGTACATCACCACTGGTCCCAGTACGCTTAACAATCCCGGTCTGCCCAGTCTTGTCATTCGTCAAGCTAACTCCGTTGTAATCTGGATAACTTTCGTAATCAGTGGACTGCTCAAGCACAATGCTCTCAGGCAATAAAATGTCGTATTCATCAACTGATATCAGATTCCAAAATGTCTTTTTGTAAAGTGGCTTAATCGTGATCGTCTGACTATCAGACTCACTATAAACAAAGCCACCACCTGCGGTCGCAACTTCTTGAATGGCTTTGATGGGTGTGAGTCCTGAATAGCTAAAGCTTTCAGTTGGAACTATCCAGCCAAGCGCATCGATCAATTCCCAATTCAGACTAAGGTCGGGATAAGCGGAACGATCAATCTCAGCTTGAGCGAGTTGCACCGATGTTCGCTCATTCTCTTGTAGAAATGCGCGAGGCGGCGAAGATGGCGAATCAAGCAAAGCTGATGGGCTGCGACCAGTTAATGTGTAAGTTTCTTTGGCAAACTGGCGTGAACGAGTCCGATTTTCCAACAGCATCAAATGCTCGAAACTGTTAACTACAATTTTTAAAATCACTGGCTTTGCGTTAACAGGTTCAAGCTTCGATAGCTCAGAAACAGGAACAGTTAAATTATACGACCAACACCAAGATTGCCGATCTGTACGGTAGTTGCCGCTCAATACATTAATAATTTGTCCATTATCCAGACGTGTGACTTCAATTTCATTCACGATATGCCACCAATTTTGATTTGCCAATGCAGGAATACAATCATCAGCACCGAAGTTTAAAATGACTTTGTGTGAATCAACGTCATGACAAAGACAAAAAAAGTTAAGATCTGTTGATCCAACATATTCAGGGATTTTAGGTTCTGACCATGGCTCAACTGGATGCTTGCGATAATAAATCGCTCGACCGTCTTCCCATGGGATATCAGACTTTAAGTGAAGCTCTAAGCCTTTATCCCACTCGAACTTAAATCGTTTTTCAAAGATATGAGCGACTTCATAACTGTAAGTAATCTGCTTACGTTTACGAATCATTTCTTGCCAGTTAGTTGTTCGTAGATGCGGTAGATTTAAACCATCATCAAAAACTATATTTTGGCTGATAAATAGTCGCTCATCTTCTTGCCATTTAATGTAATAGCTTTGCTGTAGCTGCGTGGTTTCTTCAAAAATCGTTTTAATTGCTCTAACAATTGGTTTTGCTTTATCGAATCGCGTATTAGCAAAATTAGAGATGGTTAAGCCTTGTTCTTGAGCAAAAGCGAATCGATTAGAGAGCATGAAAGCCTGATTACTACGAGCTGCAACATCATGTATAGCGGTGATTGCTTTTTCATATCGAGCATCAATACCGCAGAAAATACCTTTTATAAAATTCAAATCAAATAATGCATTTGAAAGCACAAATACTGATGTATCAACTACAGCATCAATTGTGCATAAATTTTCGACAAAGACTGCTTCAATTTCAGCTTGAAATGAAACCACAATACCTGCATTAATAGCAGCATGCTCAAGATATCGAGCCTCGATCTGAGCCGAAAAACCATTATCGATAACAACACTGATTGTATTATTGCTAAATACAGCAGTTATTTCGGAAACAAAACCGACGTAAACGCTACTATCAACAATCGCTAAGTTTGTCGTGCTGTCTGTATAAAGTGCTTGAATTTCAGAGTGAAACGATAAAGCAACTTCACAGGCAATCTCTGCACTAACATCATCACCAAAATTGAGATTGGTTGAACCATCGCTCAAATGTTCAAAATTCAGAATGATGTTGTGTGAATTAGTGTTATCAGCCTTAAAGTCTAAATTGACATTGCGAGCATCGACCGTGCCTTGCTTGTTTTTAAAGTCCACATACTCACTCCGTTATGACCCTAAATTTGGATATAACTTAATCGATGTAATGTTTAGCGTTCCACCCACAACAAGATTAGTGTTCGCAAGGGTGATGTCGGTGCCGACTGCAAAATCTGCCACCACACCGCCCTCACCATTAAATAAACGCGCCCATTTTGCAGTACCTGTTTTGATGACCGTGCCCGAATCTGATGGATATAGTTCAATATGATCTTCCTCAACAGACTTGATGCATGGATCTGGCAAATTGAGCGTTACCAACTTTGCCGCATTATCGGCAGCTGTATTTGTGTTGGCTGGTTTATTATTGTCATAAAAAATAAAGGTAGCGCTATTGCTACCCTTATCAATGAATGATGCTAGTGCTTGAAGTTGCGCCAAGCCTGCGCTTAATGAGGGATATATCATTTGGGCACCACGTTATCTTGAATGACGGCGTTGAACTTTTTGTTCGGATCGATTGACACTATCGTGTAAGCAACATCGTGCGGTAAATAAAACTTATATTCACCATTTCCATTACTTTGTGTGGTTTTTAATAGCGCACCATTCAAGCGACTGTAAGCTCTAATAGGCCTTGAAACAGGTCTGCCAAGTTCCATTGTCTTGCCCGATACTACTATTTGTTTTAACTGGGTTGAAAGCAGTAGATTTATATCGCAATTAAGCATCAAGTTATCTCCATCAATAATGCATATTTTACAAATTTTTCAGAAGACCCCCAACCATATCTGTTTGCGTATTTACCAATTTCAGAAACTGCTACCTCAACATTTTGGCTAGCAGTAATTTTGACAAAAGGCATGATACCCCTAGCCTCGTTGTTAGAGTCAAAAATAGGTAAACCGGCTACAATCTTTAAGTTTATTGGACCGTACGGATCGGATTGATTTAGAGATCCGAATGTTAAATTTCTTCCCATTTTTTGCGCTGCGGTAACCGCGTTTTCATTAAACCACATCATTCCATTTAGTTTTAAACCCGCTCCACTCACACTTTCGTTTGTATCTTCATTACACAGATGATATCCACCCATGGCCCAGTGATAAAAATACTGATAATTCTGAGGTACTTTGGTCTGTATTCCAGATGCTAATATCGCAAGATTGTTTCCTTTGATCTTGTTATCATAAAACTCACAGTAAGCATAAACTGCAAACGCATTATAATTTGAATGAACCATATCGATTGCAAAACTTATCGAGTTTCCCACTAAATTAAATACTGAGTTACCACTCATGGCTGGATTAGAGTCAGATCCATAATCGTTAGTATCCGAATTTGATCTTGTTCTATAATACCATTTAGCCCAACCATGATAAGTACCATCCCATCCC